CCTAAGTTAAAGCCACCCTTGGTGTCCTTGAAGTCACCCTTAAGATCAGTAACCATTACTGTCTTGTTCATGGCGTTTAGCTCACTGTCAAACTGCGTCCACTGCTGACGTATAGCGAAGATGCGGATCTTAGGGTTCTCTGTGTAGATAGCCGTGTCCTCATCTAAGGTAAGCTTGTAGACGCCTACAGGCATTACCTCTGTCTTGATGTTCTTGCCAGCTACCTCCATCAGCCCCATAGTTGGCTGGTGTACCTGTGTTAGTCGTGCTAGAGATGACTTAGCAGAGGAGTTACCTGTACTAGCTACTCCCATCATCTCTGCTAGGGATACCCCTGATTCATTTGCTACTGTTAGTTGTGTACTCATAGTTTTTCTACCTTTTTTATCTTAGTTTGAATAGACAGTTATACATTAAACGTCCACTGTGTCAAGCCAGTTTATACCTATTTTTGCTTCTAATAGTAGAGGTACATTCATTGTCACACCGTATGCCTTCTCTACTAAATCGTTTAAGTCGTTGTTCAAGTCATTAACTATCTGTATTACTTGATCTTCCTCCTCTGGATGTATGTCAATTACTGTTGAGTCATGCACTGTATTAACGAGGCAAGAATGCAACAGTTTTAATCTATCTTCTAACTCATTCAAGACTACAGGAACTACGTCACCTGTTGCAAAGCCTTGCACTGGATAGTTCTTAATCATAGTAAAGAATGTAGGTGTGCCATTCTCTCTGCGTTCACAGCCAGGGAATGCGTACTGCCTACCTGACACGTTAGTAATCTTCTGTAGACGTATGGCTTCGTCACCTAACTTCTTGTGCCACTTAGCTATCCCTTTGTATTTGTTGATAAACTCCTTATAGTAAGCAGCCTCTGCCTTACTCCTGCCATATCCACTGGCCCCAAAAAGAGGAGCAAAAGTATGTTCCTTCCCTTGCTGACGAGTAGTAGGCTGACCTGCATCAGAGATAACCTTGGCAGTGTAGCTGTGTACGTCAAAGCCTGTAGCTATCTCTTCCATAGCAGTTTCATCTTGTGCTAGGAACGCAGCAGTTCTGAACTCAAGCTGAGCAAAGTCAGCCTCACATATCTTACCGCCAGCCCAACGAGATACAAACACACGCTTTACTGGGAACGTACCGCCTCTGGGCATGTTCTGCATATTAGGGTTCCTACCGCTAAATCTACCAGTGGCAGTGATGTGTTGAGTGAGACTAACGTGGAGGTAGCAGTCCCCTCTGGTAAAGTCTGAGATACCTTCGACAAAGGAACTGAGGTAGGAGCTAATAGCAGATAGCCTACGCAGATCGCTAAGAAAAACCACAGCATAGTCCATACCTTTCGTTTTAGCATTCGATATAAGAACATCTAATTTATCCTTTCCTGTTCCAAAACCATTTGCACTAACCCAAGTCTTACCTGGAGGATAGAAACCTAGCCCTGCAAGCTTGTCTAGCTTCTTTAGTTGGTAGCCTCTAGCGTTGCAGTCCTTACAGTTGTTAGGCTTAGCGTAAGGCGTACCATCTTTCTTCTGCTTGAACGTCTTACCTTTACCCTTACACGTAGGGCAGGTAAAAGCTTTAGTCTTGTATGTACGTTCTGTGTTGGTGTCTACGATATGCTTGAACTCTTTACGGTTACCTGCATAGTCAAACAAGTCAACCCAAGTCTTCTTATCATTGATAGTACAGCTATAGACTACACTAGACATTTGCTCTGGTGAGTTCATGTTTACTGGTGTATCACCCATTAGCATACGTATCTGCTTGCTGAGCCGTTCTTCTATAGCTATCTTCTCTTCTTCAAACTCCTTACGTACAGCTTCTAAGGCGGTTCTATCCACCCTGATCCCTGACATGTACATTCTTGTAAGGGTTTTACAGGTTCTGAATGTAACGGCTCTGACGGGTAGTAGGGATTCAGATCCAGGGTTGGCATAGTCAGCTTCGATGGCGAAGAACAACTCACGAGTAACGTCAAGGTCACGGCGCAGATAAAAGCTAAGCTCTTTGAGGGGTATTTCATTGGTATTATATCCTTTCTTAAAGTACTCCTTTAAAGTATCGTCTTTCTGGAAGTCTAGTTCACGGCGCTGGGCGCACCCGTCCATACTCAGTACATCTTTTTTTCCTCTCAGTAAAATGTATTCAGCTAACATAGTGTCATATATGTCACCATCATACGTGAAGCCGCACTCCCATAACCACATTAGGTCATGCTGTGCGTTATGCATAATTAGTAGTGTAGTCTGATCTAGGATCAGTTGTATCTGCTTAGCTTGTAGGCCAGAGTTGTCCTTCTTTTCTACATGGTCTAACGTAAAGATGTTTGTCTCATTAACGTTGTCTATGTTCTGCGTACCTACTTGAGTAAGCGTATTGCCAGGCTCAAAGGGGTCCATGTGTAGTCTACCATTACGCTTGGTAGTTGTGTTCTCAACGTCTAATACTAATCTCATCCATCTATCCTCTTACGCCGTGTACTGACTACGATCTCCGTCTAGTTCGCAATGTACGACACCATGCCATCCACCCTTAAGCTTGTTCTTAGCTATGTTCAAGTGCCTTTGTGGATCTTGTTCGTCAGCACCCTCAACTAACTTGTTACGAGAGATCAGTAACATCAGGTCAGCTTCACTTGCCTTGCCTGTCTTACTGCCTTCCATCATACTCTGATCAACGTACACCTTACCTTCTGCATCTGCTGATAGCTGGGACATCCAGATGATAGCGCAGTTGTGCTGCTTGGCTATGTTACGTGCATGAATAGCAGCATCCTTAAGATATACGTGTGAGTCAGAGCCACCCTTAGAGGCAAACTTATCTCCCATGTCAAGTACGACTACATCAGGAGAGCAAGCCTTAACAACAGCCTCTACCCACGCCATATCCTTGCCTGTGCTATCCTTGATATAGATGTTCTCACTGACAGTCTTGTAGCGTGTCGCAGCGAGTGCGTAGTTGCCCTTAACCTCTTCCATTGACATAGTAGTAGCGGCACTAAGATACCTAGCTCCTACACGATGTGATGGCTCCTCATTGCACAGTACCATACACTTAGCACCCTGATCAGCAAAGCCACCTGGTGATGCTAGAGTAGAGGCATGGAAGCTTGTCTTACCAGTGTTAGGTCTAGCACCTACAATAACGAAATGCCCAGCGCTGATACCTTCTACTCTCTTTCTAAGTGACGGTATGTTCCATTTCCACTGGCATTCAATATCATTAGCCTTAAGTAAAGTATCAATAGACATGTCATCCCAATCAACCTTGAGGTTAGGCATGAAGTCATCCTGATAGTTCTGTATCAAGTTACGCAAGGGTTCTAGGCTATGGTCACCACCGTTGACATAATCAAAGCCAATGTTAGCTACCTCTTCGCCTACTACCTGTTGAAACATCTTAGACAGGACTTCTTCAGCTATACCTTGAGACATAGCATCTTCTTTGTTTATCCTACGGAAGACATCCTTGTATGACTCCTTGTTAGCCGTAGTTAAGGTGTTGTTACTAAAGAATAAAGCCTCTAACTCTGCTACACTCAGGTCTTTCTCATAGGTATCCATAGCGTAGTCAATGGTCTTCTTTACAAGACGTATATCCTTGGTGAATAGTTTGTCTGGGCAACGTACTCCTTTGTTGTTATCATAGAACTCTTTGTTCAAGAGGGTCTTGACAAGTGCAAACTCCATCATGCGTACACCTGTCTAATAGCAACTATCTCACGTTGCGTGTACGCTATCTCTACCTCAAGCTCTTTACGCTTAGGTGTTAGCTTTTTAGTAGTACCTAGAACTGCTAGGCGCTGGGCTTCTAGCTCTGATACCTGATCCTTTAGTTGTCGTAGATTCTTACTCATCTCTGGCTCTCCTTCTCTACTGCATAGAACATACCTTCTGTCCTACTCATTGATATAAATAAATCTCTTAGCTGCTGATATGACATGTACAACATCTGGTACTCATCTAAGTCATCATCAAACTGCCTAATATAAACTGTATCGTCTTCTCCTATAATCATTTCTACATCATTGAAGGCATCACCTTCATCTAAACTGGTGATGACAGATGCATCACTCTCAAACTCAACTGTGAACATTGTTAATTTTTGCTCTCTCTATTGCTCTTTTACGTTCTGACTCGTTAAAGTCCCTTATGTCTTGCTGGTCATACTCCGTTGTATGGTTTAGTTGTTGTTGTAACTCTTCTATCTTCTCGTTAGCCATCTTTAGCTCACGTTGTAGGTTCTCTATTTCTCCACACATACTCATAACTCTTACCTCTAATCTAGCTAAGCTCACCTAATGCCTCCCATGAAACAGGGAATAAGTCAAGCATTATTTCATTTATCTGATCTGCTACTACTCTTGTTTCGTATTGTGTATCTGACTTACACCGTAGGTTACACATGTCAGAGAATGCATCCAAGCTACCTGACCAGTACCACTCAGTCATGGTGGACTGTGGCAGCACCATACGTGCTTGCTCTGGTGCGACACCTTGCTTAAGTAAGTCTTTGTATGCCTTATTACACCATACATCATGCTTAGCTAAGGTACGCATACCAGAGTAAGATAATTCTACCTTACCTTCACTGCCCTGCTTCTTATCATCACTCTTGCCTCGCCACTCACTAGGCACATAGAACTCTGGCTCATCATCCACGTAGCGCCTAGATATTTCGTTCCATCTCAAGAACTTATGCTTGACAAGCTGCCTAGCTACAAACACGGGAGCCTTAACGTGAAAGCTTGCAAAGGCATGACCAAAGGGTGACGTATGCTTGTACTTGGCTAAGTATTTAATGAGCCTAGTGTCGCCCTCAGTCATCTCTGTGTGATTTTTACCAAAGCTAACCCTGGCTGCGTTCACTACAGACAAGTCACTGCCCATGTGATCCACGTAAGTAGCTGTTATCATTAGCGTTCTACCTCTATTTCAATACATTCTAGTGTCTCTGACTTGTCATTCACCATAACTGAGGCATACTTTAGTTCAACCATACACATTGTATCATTATCAAACGTGCCTAAGTGGTGGTATCGTATACCTTGATCAGGTATGAACTGCATCCACAATAGTATTGCTACCGTTTTCATTTCTTACACTCCTTAATCTCTGCTTCTAGTTTAGCTATACGTTCTTCTAGCTGATCTACTTTGTCTGCCAGAATCCTTATGTAGTATCTACTATTCACCGTGCAAACTCCTTAAGCTTATCAATGTCAGACTTTAATGCATACTTTATGTCATCGTCAAGACGTAAAGCACTGGTAGGTAGACCCGTCCAAGACACAATCTCTCGTGTAAAGGTCAACGTCTTGGGTGCAGCGTCAGGGTCAAGCGCTACGATAACTCTGCTATACTTTGCTATCTTAGCTTTGTGATGCTCTGTAAGTGACGTACCAAGTAAGGCCATAGCAGTCAAGCCTGGACATATCCTTGCGGCTGTGATTGCACTTATTACATCCTCTACTACAAGTATAGTACCGTTTGGTATACCTATGCACTTCGTAAAGTAATGACCTAGACCAGAGTACCTGTACCACTTAGGTATAGCAC